TTCATACAAAGAAAATAGATATCATCTATATGAGTTGCATCATCAGGATTACCTAATATTGTTGTGTCTTTAAAATGTAGGTATAATATTTCATAATCTTTCACCATCTTTTCATCAGTTGGTGTAAATGCTCCATTGATTGATACAAGGAGTACTGATCTTCCTTCAAATAATTCAGCAGTAGATTTCTTAACTAGTGTTTTGGCTCTACCACCCGCTAGGAAAAATAATTCAGCATTAGGTATTAGATTCATTTTCTATTCAACAATTAAATTATTAGTATATTATATATGCCATTATATCATACCTTAATTAGGGTTAACCGTCAACAATATTTCAAATTCTTTTAATATTTGTGCTGTTGGATCTTGATCTTTTATATTACAATACTCTAACCATCTAAGAGTTGTTTTATATGGTTCTTGCAAACCCTTACCATATAATATTGTATGTACTCTATCTTCCAGCGTGCAAAATAAATTGGCAATGTGTTCCGATTCTTTTCCTATGATACTTTGAATCTCTTCCCTTGTAATTTTTGTACCATACATCTGATATTCAGTGCCGTATATTGAATGAAAAAGGCCAGCTACCTGTTCTTCAATAGGTCTGTCATAAGATTGTAACATCTCGGAAACACTAATCGAATGTGCAAGAAGATTAGACTCTCTATGAGGAATCTTATCAAAGCCAATGTCAATCATATAGTTTATATAATCTTGCATCAACCTGACATATTAATTGTTAAAGATAATCTAGGTTCTTCATTAGAGCATACTGAGTGTTGTGTACCAGCTGGAATAATTAGAACTCCCTCTGGACTTACTTGTTCTACTTGTCCGTTGATTCTCCATAAACAAGTTCCGTATATTGGTTTCACTATAACATCATAATCATGATGATGTGGGTCAAAACTTGGTCTCTTAACCTTAGTGCCAGCACTTAGATAAAAATTAGCGTTCGTTTCAGACCCTTTAAATTCAAACAACTTATCATCAAGAGCTCTGAGTTCTGATGTAAGATCCATGACATTATTAAGTAGGGTGGTGAAACCCAAATCATATAGTCTTTTCCACCTGTCATAGATTATAAATTTTCTACTATCAAAGAATCCATTAGAAGTATTACCACACTGATTGATAACTTCTAGTGCTGCCTCTGGGAATCTATACTTTATCTGGAGTAGATCTAAGATACCTTCTTCAGTTAGAGTTATTTCATGATCACCTATGATTGATGCAGCAGTTTCAAGATACATCAAAATAATCCTTCCTGTAATATCTTCCTAAAACATTACTATTATAGTATGCTGGTTCTCCATTGTCAAGAGACTCTGTTAAGACATCATTGATAAACAACTGTCTGGTCTCCTCATAGTTGGTTTTCCCCAGAGTTGTATGGAGAGACAGGATCTTTCTTGAAAAATTCTGTTTTCCACAGGCGGATACGTCGGCTTTGAGTTCGGGAGACGATCCATAGTATCTCTTCCAATCTGATTCGCTTGTGACTCTTCTCTTGCCTCCCTTAGGCTTGCGTTTCTGTACGAAATATTTTCTGCCGATGTACTTCTTACCTGTTGTCTTATTTGTAATGCAGTAGACGAAACCGAAGAAATCATTAATATCGTCAGAAGTGAAAGGTTTACCCTCATATAGCCAGGGGTTTTCGTAATCTCCTCCTTCAACCATTCCATAATTCTCATATCTTCACACTATGTATAACAGGTTTCTCATTCCTCAAAACGTTGTACAGTTCTCTATTCTCAGAGGCAGAAACAGGATAGAACTCAGCACTGGCATCAAATCCATCATACCTTTTTGCTTGGTTGATTACGATAGAACCCTCCTCTCCTGATTGTGATCTGTGAAATGTACCACGAGGTATCAGTAGAGCGCCACTCTGTCTGGTAAGATTGACAAGATGATATGGATACTTCCATTGTAGGTTCACTAATTCAAATGTTCTTGAACCTTGAACCACTCTATTATAATCGTCTTGGAAACTATGAATATAAAATGACTTTGCACCTACACAATCATCTGGTGGTGAGGTGGCAGGGCCATCATGGATTACTAGGTCTGCTGCGTTAGATTCTTCAACAGATATATCATAGAATACAACAGCATCTGTCTCTCTAAAGATTCTATGTTTTATAAACTGAACTTCATTCATGACCAAATCCTCCTTAACTGGCGAACATCAGTTACACCGTACAATGCTTTGACAGTTTCTTCTGCATCTTCTCTTAGATTAGATGGTGAGAAGAACTCCACTCTCGTCAATCTATTTGAGTTGAGTAGAATATATGCCTGCCATTTAGTTTCTTTCATGTCAGTTTCTTCCAAGTATCTTCCCAACCTAAAACTTCTACTGTTATACCTAACTTATTCTTTTCAATCGCATCTGCTAGTGGTCTGTCGTTACCATATGGATCTAATCTATCACCAAAGAATACTACATCACCATCCATAAAGTCTCTGATGATCTGACTCTTATCACTTCCTTTACTTGATATATCTACACCAGTTACACCACCAACAAAGGCATGTAACTCTGGAAACTTCTCATTGAATCTCTCTGCTATACCTCTCCTCTCTTCTTTTATAGTATCCCAATCACTGTAAACTAATCTCTCTGTTTGATTTGCACCTCTACCTACTATACTAAAATTAACGCAGCCTGGTCTCTCCTCTATATGAGTTCCTGTTCTTACTGGAAAATGACTCTCATGCAATTCTTCTAGGAGATGTTCTCTTGCTTCTAGTGGCAATGTCCAAGGATTAGTATATACTGACAAGTCTCCCTCATATACATCGTTCCCAGCACAATTATACACCCTCTTACAATTACAGTAGAGAAGGTGTGTAATTTGTTCTATGGTTTTATCCCTATCACTTCCTGTAACAAGATAAACCTCATTTGCCAAGGCAAAACTGTTGAAGAATATTAAAAAGTCAGGATCAATTTTTTGTCTGCTGGGAGTAAGTGTCCCATCAACATCAAAGATATATTTCATTTTATAATTATAATATTACTTGTTTACTTTGTCAAGTCTACTCTCCGCCGCCGTTTCCTCCACCATTTCCACCGTTGCCGTTACCACCATGGCCGTTCCCATTGCCACCATTACCGTTCCCATTGCCATTAGAACCGCCTTTCTTACCATTAGATTCATCTTCTTTATTTTCTGGTTTTAGATACCCACCATAACCTATTCTATACCCTTTGGGAATAGGTTTACACTTTTTGTCATCATTACAGTAATATTCTCCCTTACCACATTTGTTCTTGGCCTCAATGATAGGCATGTATTCATCCTTTAAATGATCTGGAATGATGTCATTAACATATCTTCTATGTTCTTCTCTTTGTTTCTTTCTTCTTAATCTAGCACCAGCATCCATTGCCTTCTGAGGTTTCTTTTTCTGTGATTGATTCAACACTTCCTTCTTTCTTCTGATTGCAGAGAGCATAGTCTCACTAATAATCTCACCACGATCAGGTTCGTAAGAACAGTTCCATGCTCTAAGAGACTTATTAATTCTTGAGTTAGGATCTCTTGCAGTCTTAGCTGAGGTAAGTTTCTTTTTCATACCTTTCATTCTTGCACAGAATGATTTTCTTCTCTTGTTACCTTTCTTCTTACTAGGTGCTTTCAAATCTGAGCCTGGGTTCGCACGTTCGTAAGACTTACGACCCTTCTCGTTTAGGCCGCCAGAAGGATTCTTACCAGCCTTTCTTGTCCATGCTGCAGCTTCATTTACAACTTCTTCAGTTCTAACTTTTTTTTTACCCCTCTTCGCTTTATGTTCCTCTTGTCTTGCTATCATTGCATTTAAGCCAGGAGCACCCTTCATACCCTTCTTAGCCATGAACTTTCTAGTTCTTTCTACATTTATCTCACCCTTTCCACTATGATAATCTTCTATCATATCCATGTCAGGTTTGTAATCAGAAGATATTTTTTTCTTTTCAGCAACTTTTAGATCTTGCTTCCTATTTTTCTTTGCAATAGCAATCGCAGCCTGTTGTGCAGGGTTAGCTGAATAAGATTCATTGTTACTGAACTCATCCTTTGTATTACTCGATAGGTTTTTTTTGACTTGCTTAGTCATCTTCAACTTACCTGCTTTCTCTCCAGAATATATTTTTTCCTGTTCTTTAGTTAACTTACCAAACTCTTCACTTACTTTCTTTTTCTTAGGTTTATCTGTTGCAACGTAAGTTGGTTTTGCAGCACCTGACTTTGATTGTTGGCCTGGATCTGCTTTTTTCTTTCTCCTTGATGCAGATAATCTTTCTGCCTTTGTCATACTTGCTCTCTTGGATGATGATACACACTTAGGAGTACCCTCACCTGGCTCATCACTAGCACATGTGCCACCTGTGACAACATTTACCCAACCACCTTTACCATCTTTAGACTTAGATCCCTTGAACCACTTATGTAAACTACCTTCAGTCCTTAGTTTGCTTGTAGAAACAATTTTATTCGTTACCACTGGTGCTTGTTTTTGTTTATCTGCAAGTTGTTTTTCTCTTTTGATTCTCTGAACATCACCAAGTTTAATTCCCTCTGGATTTTGTTCTTCTTTGACTTGCTTCTTCTCTTTCTTTTTCCTTTCAAGATAGGCTTTCATAGCACCACCAGGCTCACCAGATCCTTTATACATACCATACTTCATTCCTTCAAACTGATTCTCAGGTTTGTTCATTCTTTTTAAAGTTTCTCTACTAACTTTCTTAACAGTTGAAAACTGATTTGCTGGTTTTTGATTTAGTTTAACAGTTTCTGCCGATTTTTTAGCTGCTTGTATTCTCTCAATATCATTACTTTCTATTTGTATTTTCCTTTTCTTTTTTCTTTTAGAAAATCCTGCTGGGTTATTGATATTTCTTTTCGCAGCATCTTGACGAGCTATACTATTAGCTTTTCTTCTTTGTCTTGGATCTGTTAAATCATATCCACGTTCTCTTGCAATCTTGTTCATATGGTAGTTACCATCATCCTCTTTGAGACCTTCGGGTGTCTTAGGAATCATGACAGGTTCCATCATCTTTTTCTTAGCCCAGTCATCTGGAACCATAAGATGTTTGGTCTTAAATGCCATGTGTAGTGTTGTAGTGTCGATATCATTATCCTTTGCAATCTTACACATCAACTTATCTACTTCATCATAAGTAGGATAGTCCATCTTCACTAGACCATCTTCTAGTTCCTTGACGTAATCTTCTTTCATAGAATACTTGAGATTCTTCTTTCTTCTATTCATTTCTCTCTGAATTCTCTTCAGCATGAAAGTATTAGCAGGGCTCTTGTCCATGCTACTGAATTTTGTATGTGCGGCTTTAAGTTTATCGTCGCTTTGTTTTGCCATTTTGGCATCTTCATTGACTTTCACTTTTTTCCTCTCAGGTAATCCTTTGTGTTTAGTAGATGCAAATTTCTTCACATCTTTTTCCTTCATGCTGGCAGCAGCTCTTTGAACCTCAAGCGTTTTTTTCCCCTTGAGAGTGCCTTTTTGAGCCGCTCTAACAATCCCGAAGAATCTTTGTTGCTTTTTAGATACTGATG